CATCCCCGGAGGCGGCTGCTTCGCGGCCACCTGCTTCAACGGCTCCGGCACTACCACCCGCTCCTTCACCGGCATTCCAGAAACAACCGCCCGCACCGTAGCCGCGTAAGCCACCTGCCCCTGCAGCTCCGCAGGACGCAAGCTATGCGGCCAGACCTTAGCGACTATCTTTGGGTTGCGCTTACCCACGGCGCACTTCCTCCGTAGTCGCCTTGCAGCCGTCACTGCCGACGCTGTCCAAAGAAGCGTAGTGGCCATACGGAAGCTTAGGCACGTCCTTAGCTTTCGTGATAGCCGCTTCCGCACGCTGCCGGGAACTGCGCGGGTCGCTTCCGCATTGCGCCGTGTCGCTCAGCCGGTGCACCTTTCCTGTAGCCTCTTCGACGTGCCGCAAGTCCGCCTGGAACCGACGCGCCGACTGCATCGCGCTCCACTCCCTGTTGCCTAACGGGTCATGCTGATAGCTCACGGCAGCCTCCCTCCCCACGCCACCGACGCCAGTGCCAGCCCTGTCACCAGCCCGACCGCGAAGAATAGCAACCCCACGCCCAGCCCGCCCCGCCGCTGCACCGCAAACGGCCCTAGCAACTCAAGGCGCCGGTAACTCTCGCACTTGTTAGATAGCTTGCACACGTTCATCAAAGTAGCTCCTTCTATTGCATGCCCAGAACTGCCGGGAACTCCTTCATGTTCCAGATCGCGTCAGGCAACCGGCCTTTCATGCCCGGCCTCTCCCCGCGTCGCTGCTGCTGTGCTTCCGCCGCTTTCACGCCCGTCATTGTAGCCGGACGCCGATCAGTTGCAATAACTATTTGCGCGACGCCTGCCACGCACAGGTCCGCGTTTCGCTCGTCGAACGCACCCGCCTGCGTCGCTTCCATCGCAGCCTGGCAGTCGCGGCTGGCCTGGCTCACGACCGCGTTCCTTCCGCCGTTTGCCAGTAGTGCCACACTTCCTGCTCCGCTTTTACTATCTCCGACAGCCGGTGAGACCCGCCGCACGGTGGAACGTAGTCCACCACCGGCACAGCACCAGACAGGACCGGGTGCTCTCGACGGTATTGCTCGCGTTGCGCTTCAGTCTTAGCCCACTCGGCACGCCGGGCCGCTTTGCGTTCTGCCCGAGTTCGTTTTGTTGGTAACGTGTTCATATTCCCCTCCCGTCCAGTTGCATCGCCGTCGGCAGCGGCAGCCGGTCGAACGCCGCTTGGTCGCACCGGCTGCACAACTCATGCTCTCCCGGAGATAGACGCTTGCCGCACTCACACCTCTCCACCACGTCTGCCGGGGACAAGTGGTGACGCACCGCCCCAAGGTGAACCGGAACCGAAGCCCGGTCGCCTGGTTCAAAGTCTATCCTTATATTCCTTATCGCTGTTGCGCTCATATTTCCTTTCGTGCTTGTTTCGTTTATTGGTTTCACTGCCATTAAATCACTTCGCTTCCGCCGCCAGTGCCAATGCTGCCAGCGCCGCGTCCGCCTTAGCTTGCTCTGCTGGTGGCACCGACCACCCTTCCGCCGCCAACGTCTTGCCGCTCAGGCTGCTCTTAACACCATGCCCCGGTATCGGCGCTGTCAGGTTGTAGCACGCCACTGCCGGCCAGTTTGGACCCATAACAGGCCACACGTAGGCGAACACCGCCGGAGCAACCTTAGCACCAGTCACCTCGCGCGCCGCCGACAAGTCCGCCATCATGGCCTCCTCTAAAGCGTCGCACTCCGCGCTGTTGAGCAGGGCTGTCAGCGCCGTGCTCCGCATCAAGCACCCGATCGTCATACCGTTGCTGCACCCGCACCCGTTGGCAACCGTGTCGTCTGGCATTAAAGCGCAGACGTAGTGGACGTAATGAACGCCTCGACTTGTCACCTGCGTAACCAGCGCCAGCTTCCCGAAACAGTCCGGCGCCTGACCGCCTGCCACCACTGCCGCCACGTCGCCCGCGTCCGGCATCCGCGCAACCGCCTCGCGATAGCCGACGCAGCCTTTCGTGCCTGTAGATATGGTGCGCTCGATCATAGACTTAATCGCTGATGGTTTGCAGCCACTCACGCACAGAGCAGAACGCCCGCTCTGCTTCACCTTGCTGCCGCTCCAATCGGTTAAGGATGGGAATTGCCACGCGGTCGGGAACGCTGTCTTTTGGCATGGAGGCGTTAATCTTGTCCACCACCAACTTCTCTGCCCTTCGCAACTCTTCAATCAATGTTGACGCTCTCATATTTGCATATTTCTTCAACTATTTTTGCACCACTTCCGGCCTTTATTCTCAAGCCTTTGCTAACTTTCTAATACTCCAAGCAGTTTGTATTATGCCATTTTTATACGCATCTGCGTCACGGCAGCACACTTTGTTCGCACCACTGGCGGTCCTTGCGCGACAGTAAAATCCAATGCACTTCCGGGAACTGGTGCGCCGCCGTCTTGAGCGCCAGTATCCCCCGGTCCACATTCTTGCCTTTGAACTCCTTGCACTCCCATGCCGTCCACCGCCCCGCAACTACCGCGCAAATGTCCACCTTGAACCATGCTCCATTAGCAATCTTTGTCCGCCACGCTTGGCAGTGAAACGCCGTGCCTGGATACCGCGCCTGTAGCCACGCCAGCGCCTGCGTCTCTAGCTTGTTCATCACCGGCTCTCGCTCCTGCCGGATGCGCGTGCCGTGCTCGGGAGCCGCCACGGCATCCACAGCCGCGCCACCGTAGAGGTGCGGGTTTCGTTTGCGCGTCGAATCGCTTACCGTCAGCACCCGCCCTGTCACGACGAGACTCACGCAACCCTCCGGTTCCATTCCCGCTTGTAGCCTACCCGTATCCGGTCCGTTCCACGCGCCGTCTTGCCAGCCGCGTAGAGCCTCTCGCGCATCCTTTGGTTGTAACGCCGTTTGGCAGCACGCTTCAACGCCGCCGCCCGCAACGCCTTCCTCTCCGGTGACCACCCTCTCATGTCCACGCGCTGCCGCTTGCGCTTCGTCCCCCTGACCGTCATCCCCAATTCCACGCGCCTCTGCCGCATCGCCGCCACGCTCGCCAGCGCCTTGTCGCGCACCATGCGGTCTATCTCCGCCTCGCTCAGCGGCGCCACCGCAGTCTTGGCTAGCACAACGCCGCGCCCCACAAACATCGACACCAGCGCCGCAGGGTCCGGCAGCCGCGTCCCGTCACGGAAATGTGGGACGTGGGCGGTCACAGCAACATCTTGTCTTGCTCGCGCTTTTCACCTAGCGCAGTTGCCACGTTCTTTACTGACTGCCGATAATAAGTTGGCTTGAGTTCTGCACCGATTCCTTTGCGTCCAAGAAGGACCGCCATATACACCTCGCTGCCGACGCCTAGGAACGGGGTCCATACTACTTCTCCTGGATTGCTCCACAGCGTTATGCCGCGCTCGATCACGTCCAGTTGCAGTGGGTGGCAGTGCTTTTCGTCGTCAGCGTCCCGGGCATCCTCGTAAGGGAGCACTCGGTCGATCCGCACATCATCCCAAAACGCCGACGCATACTGCCGCCAAATCCAGTGCGAGTATCGGTTCTCAGTTTGCTTCCCGGTGTGGCCTTTCCACTCTTGCAACTCGTGAGGAATGACGCGCTCGCCAGCGTAGGTTTGAAGTCCGCTCGGGTGAGCGATAGGCACTTGGTTTTCTCCTTTCTTGCGGAACATTAGCAGATAGTCCGCGCTAGCCACGTCGCACAAGGACGAGTCCTCCACTACCTGCTTGTGCGCCAGACCTTTCGCCATCGTCCGGTTGCGCACGCCTAGCGGCTCTTTCCAGACGTGATAGCGGGCACAGTAGTTGAAACCTATTTCCGTATGGAGCCGGATAATGTCGCCCGGAAAGTCAATCAATCCGGTGCCTACATTGGCGCCTACACCCATCTTTGCCGTCGCGCCGTTCCCGATGCCTGGAATGTCCATGCAATGCACGGCGGTTATGCGTCCAGGCTTTGTTAGCCGAAAGATTTCTTGCACCACGAATCGGTAGTGCTCAAAGAACTCTTGGTAGTTCTTGCAATTCGACAGGTCACGGTCGCTGCTAGAATAATTGTAAAGCCCGGAAAATGGTGGCGAGTATATAGACATATCTACTTTATTAGACGGCAGCGCTTGTGAAACTTCCACGCAGTCTCCATTATAGAGAGCGTATTCTGGGGTTATCGTTTGGTGTATTATAGCCATGATGGTATTTCCTGTTTCTGTGTGTGTAGGTTTATGTGGTCAATCCTTAGTTCGTTGTTTATCAGTGCCACCAAGCGTGCGAACATGATGTCTGCTGCCGCTGCCTTCCGGTTTAAGTTAGAAAGCACTCCCGCTTCCCCCTCGCTAGATATCACGTCAATCGTGACTGGTTTCTTCTGCCCGAACCGCCAGCACCGTCGTATTGCCTGATACCACTGTTCAAATGAGTGCGACGGAAAGAATGTTTGGTGTGCGCAATGCTGCCAGTTCAACCCATACCCGGCAATCACTGGTTTACTAATCAGAACACGCACCTGCCCAGCAGCAAAGGCGGTGAAAGTTTCCTCTTTGAACTCGTCAGCATCGTTGCCATCCACTTCAACGGAACCGGGGATCATCTTTTCAAGCATGTGGCCTTCTTCATTCAAGTGGCACCAGGCAATGGCGGATGCCTTGTGGGCACCTACCAACTGTGCCGCCATTTCGCACCGCTCAGTGATCGTTCGCCGCCGCTCGTGCCGTTGCTCGTCAAGCCCGATTGCCGGCATGTCGAAAAGGAAGTCTAGGTTGGCTGTCCGCGCCTTGACGATGTGCTCGTTAGTTGTAAGTGGAGGAAGCACAAACCCATCATTAACAAACCCCAAGTCAGACGGCTTCCGGCACGCCCGCGCCCAGGAACACACCCATCGCCAAAAGTCGTGTTCAGCGTGGCCACGAAACCGCCACTTGGCCGTCTCGTTCAACCGCGCGCGGTCCATACCCCGATGCCGCAGGGACGGGTGCAAAGAGTTTTGCGCGTTCTTGAAGAACCTCCCAAGCATATCCATGAATCCGAGCTGGCCCAGCGCCTCGCTAGACGTTCCAAGCTC